GATTGGCTAATATCACTAATAGACTAATAGAATCAAGCTACAAGGCTCTTGGTCAGTGGATTGTTGTGAGTATCAAAAGTAATAGATTTTCTATTAGTTATTACAAATGTATGGTAAGATACCTAGAGGGCATGAGAAAAGTATATAATAATATTGTTTTACAATAATATATCAATAACATTATGCAAACCCAGGAGATACGAATGAAACAGCTAACATACACCTCATTAATGCCGACCGAAGATGGTAAAGCTTTCATTGATGACAAGGGTAAGACTTGGCAACCGCTCAACTCTAAACAAAAACTGTTTTGTAAAGAGTATTTCAAAGGACAAACAGCCACTGAAGCTGCTGTCAAAGCAGGGTATACCAAAGACAGGAAGGGTGCGAAGACACAAGGCAGTGTATTACTAAATCATAACCCTGTTGTACGAAACTACCTCATAGACTTGGAAATCTCAGCCTCTGAGAAGGACGCAGTTTCCCTAGAGAATCATTTGTCCACTCTCCACGAACTACGGGAGGAGGCAAAAGAACAAGGTCAGATATCCGCAGCTATCACAGCCGAGGTCCATCGAGGCAAAGCTGGTGGACTCTACATTGATAGACGCGAGATACTTACCGCGAAGATTGACATGATGTCCAAAGACGACATACTTACTCGACTTGAAGAGATGATCAAGAGACGAGCAAGCGATTCGAACGTCATCGAAGGTGAGTTTACCAAAAAGGATTGAGCTCACTCTATCGTTTGCTCTACTACTCTACTCTATCAATCACTCTACTCTACTCTATACACTGACCACGTTCCCTTACCCATACACTGTTCTCTTTGTCTCTTCGTCTCTTCTTCCATTGTTCGTTGTCCCCTGTAATCTGTCCATTATTAGTGCATAAAATAAAAGTAAATAAGTTTAGTTCTTTGGTATACATTCGCAAAGTAAAGCAGTATGATATATGTAAGTTCAGCAATTAAGCTGGGTGGTTTTTCAAGAAAGGAGAAATACTATGAAAAACAAAACTATAGAAAAGAAAGCAACTAATAACTTCACTTCATTTAAAGTGCAAGGTAATGGAAGAAGATTTGATAAGTCTTCAGTCATCACTTTGAATACTGTTGCTAACGCTAACAAGCTACCTCATCAGGCACAGTGCATCCTATCCGCACTTGCTAGGGCTGAGGGCAACAGTCTGACTGTTGAACAGCTAATAGGTGAGGACGTTGCAGGATTAAATTCAGCACTTGACAAAGTAGCTGAGTTCAATACAGTCCAGACCCCTGCCAAGATCTGGCAGTTCTACAAGAACAGGCTAATCAAGTCTGACTTCATCACAGTAGCTTAACAGCTACTGACTGACGAGCCCACTGCATCGCGGTGGGCTTTTCTTTGCCTGTCTTCCTCTCTTATTCGTCTACTCTATCTGCTCCGCTACTCGCGTATTCGCGACCCCTATACCCCCTTTTTCGCTTACTCGCTGGGACCCACCCGCCCGCCCCTGGACTTGCATCCTCTTTTGCAACTAGTTTATGAATAAGTCCCTATGATAAAAATTTTGCGAGAAAAAATTTTTTCGAATATACTTTCAAGATGGCAGGCATATTAGATATACTCACAGACGCTCCAAAATTCAATGTTCAAAAACCTGAAGGCATGTTTGCGGGTCCTTTAGTTATGTCGGAAGCACCAAAACCTAAAGAGCCAAGCAGACTTAATGAGTTATTATCAGAACTGAATGAACAAGACCGTTTTGATGCTTTAGAAGAAATACGAAAATCAGATAGAAAATCTTTCTCCCCTGATTATATTTATAAAAAAGAGTATAAGAAAAACCCATACAGCTTCTTCGGTGACGGGTACGACGCTAATGTTGATTCTAAAATAAACCCAGAAGCAATGGAAACAGAGTTTTCTGATTTTATACAACTATTTAATGACCCTAAAAACATGAAGAGTATCATGGGTTCCGAAACTTTTTCTCCGTTTGCACAAGACCTAATCCCTGATATAGCTAAGTACAAAGACCAACACCAAGCACTACCAAATAGTTTTAAAGACTTTTTAATGAATAGATACACAACAAAAACATAATGGGTTTTAAAATAAGTTTGGTTCTTGGAGCTTTATTGGTAGCTTCTTTGGCAGGTTCTAAATACCTGTTCGACCAATTATCGCAATCTAAAGCTAATCAAATAGTTCTTGAAAGTAAAATAACCGAACAAAATGACTCAATTAAACAATACCTAGCTAAACAAGAACAACTATCCACGGACCTTGGTTTGTTAGAAACCGAAAAACAAAACGCACTTCGTGAAGTCAATAAACTAAGACAAACATTTGCTAAGCACGATTTAGATAACCTCGCATTAAACAAACCAGGATTAGTAGAAAAGATTGTTAATAAAGGTACAAAACAAGTAATGAATAATCTTGTTGATATAACTACGGTAAAAGAAGATGAAACAACTACTAATTAGTATTAGTTTATTAATCGCGGTCAGTGGTTGTTCACTAATACCAACTAAACCCGTAGAAGTAAATACTATAGCATTACCCGCACCCATGTATCACCCACCACTGCCGTTAGAAATACAAGCCGTTGATGTTGAATGGAAAGTCCTTACTCCAGAAATTATGGCAGAATACCTACAACTCGTTGAAGAAGGTAAAGCTCCTGCGGTTGCCTACTATGCGTTAACCACACCCCAGTATGAAAATTTATCGATGAACATGGCTGAAATAACTAGATATACTAAAAACATCCTATCTATTGTTGAGTATTATAAAGAATACGATAACGATGAAGAATAGACAATGGCACGGTGGCAAAGGCAGTAGACCAAGACCCATGGACCAAGACAAGTTCAACGAGAACTTTGATAAAATTTTTAAACATAAAAAGAAAGCTATTCGCAAAAAACCACCCGCGAACCAAGAACTCCACTCATAAGCTTTTCTCCTTTACTTTTATTTAATCACTTTTCTTTTCAAATGGTCAGCGTTTAGCATATACTTGGCACATGGCTAATGGAACGATAGAAGCATACGAACCCTCACCGTTGGAAAACCAACAACAAGCTATTGCTAATTTTCTATTAGATAAAGGTCTTATATCAGATAACTATCGTGCACAACGATTAGCGGAAAACATGACGTTTATGTCTGAATTTATTCCAGGATTCGGTGACGTACAAGGATTACGTGAAGGTAAGTTCATGGTAGACGAAGGTAATCCTATGATGGGTGGGATAATGATGGGAGCAAGTATGTTGCCTTTTATTCCTGGGTCAGCACTTATGCGTAAAGCTGAAAAGTTACAAGCAAAAATTAAACAAGAAAAATTTAACGAACAACGTGAACTAAGAAATATGGGCTCTGGTGATGGGAATGCGGCACAAGAAGCTGCAGAACGAGCTAGGAAAAAACATCAAAAAGCACAAAGACAACTTGACGAAATGATAGCTAAAGAAAAAGCTACCCCGAATCTAGAACCAAAAGTAACTCCTAAAGAAACACCGAAAGTAGTACAACAAGAATTAAACCTTAGTTCTTCTCCAACGATACCTAAATCTATGCTACGAGACATGCAAGACGATTATATAAAATCAAGAAAAGGTCCGACAGAAATACCTCCTGTTTTATACGACCGAAGAAGTATGGATGACGAAGCTTTAGATTTTGATAAAGCGTTTTTACGAGGAGAGTACACTACTAATAACCCAAATCCTAATTTTCCAGGAAGTATTCAGTTCACAGGGAAAAATTTTCCTGACAGATACACTTATGGTTCTGGTTATACCGATCTTTTAACAGACTCTAAAAAATTAAAAGAATTAAAATTAGAAACAGGTCCTGATTTACGTTATAGCACACAACAAGACCCTACTTTAATACAAGACGCATTCTCAGGACAATACCCTGAGTTAAAACAATTATTTCATGGAAGTCAAAACAAAGGAATTAAAAGTTTAGAACTCCCAACAGGAAACACAAACGTTTCTACAGGAGGTATATTTTCTACAGTAGACCCTGCAGACCCTCGATTTAAACAATTTGCTAAAGGTTTAAAAAGTAGAGGAGCCGAAGGTTCAGGATATGTTTTAAAACCTAACTTCAAAAAACCTTTAGATATAAACGATATGCCTGATGATATGTTAAAAACATTACAAGACATAGAAATGTATAGAGGACGTCCTAGTAGGGGCGGAGCTAAAAAACTAGATTTTGATATAAACACTGTATTACGAGGAAGCCCTATGACAGGAGGTAAAACACCTTCTGGAATAGATAAAGAATTTGCAGATATTTTTACAGGACAAGGATACGATGCATTACGTTTTCCGCCAAGAGGAATGAAAGGAGAACGAAGCACTATGTTATCATTAGACCCAAGTAATTTAGAAATAGTAGACGAAATACCGTATGACCAACTTGATGATTTTATAAGAACATTATTAAATGACCTCTAATGCTGATAAGCTAAAAGCTTTAAAAAACATAGACCTATCACATTTAGATAAAGCAGAAGCTAAAGAGTTTACTGTTTTATTAGAAGAATTAACTAAACGTGAGTTTCAAGAAGAATCAACAAGTACCTTTATGCATTTTGTTAAAGCTATTTGGTCTGAGTTTATAAATGGCGACCATCATGTAAAAATGGCTAAAGCTTTTGACGACATTGCTAGTGGTAAGTTAAAACGTTTAATTATTAATATGCCTCCTAGACATACAAAATCTGAGTTTGCGTCTCATTTGTTTCCTGCCTATTTATTAGGTAAAAACCCTAAACTAAAAATTATAGAAGCTACCCACACCGCTGACCTTGCAGTTAACTTTGGTAGAAAAGTTAGGGATTTAATTGACGGAGAAGAATACAGAGAACTGTTTCCCGATACAGAACTAAAAGCAGATAGCCGTTCTGCTGGTAAATGGTTAACTAATAAAGGCGGAGAATATTACGCGGCAGGTATTGGTGGTGCATTAGCAGGAAGGGGTGCTGATTTGTTTATTATTGATGACCCACATTCTGAACAAGACGCTATGTCCGATAAAGCCATGGACGAAGCTTACGAATGGTTTATGTCGGGTCCTCGTCAAAGGTTACAACCAGGAGGTGCAATCGTTATCGTTATGACCCGTTGGAATAAAAAAGATTTAACAGGTAGATTAACTAGGAAAATGGCACAAGACGAAGGCTCTGACCAATGGGAGATTATTGAGTTCCCTGCTATATTACCTAGCGGTAAACCTCTTTGGAAAGAATTTTGGAAACTGCCTGAACTTGAAAGTATTAAAGCTTCCGTTAGTCCGTCTAAGTGGGCGGCTCAATACATGCAAAGACCAACAGGAGAAGGTATTTCGATTATACCTAAAGAATGGTTTATGGTTTGGGAAGAAAACACACCACCGAAATGTGATTACATAATTCAAAGTTATGATACAGCGTTTTTAAAATCAGAAAGAGCTGACTTCACGGCTATAACAACTTGGGGTGTTTGGTATCCTGATGGAAAGATAGGTGAAGAAATATACCACGGGAATGAAGCACATTTAATTTTGATAGATTGTATAAAAGAACGTTTTGATTTTCCTGAATTAAAAAATGAAGCACTACGTTTGTATGAGTATTGGACTCCTGATACAGTAATTATTGAAACGAAAGCTAGTGGTATACCTCTAGTACAAGAATTACGTAGAGTAGGTATTCCTGTAAATACTTTTAGTCCAGGAAAAGGTCAAGATAAAATCGCAAGATTAAATTCTGTATCACCTATTTTTCAAGACGGACGCGTTTGGGTTCCTGATAATCGTTTCGGTGAAGAACTTATGGAAGAAGTTTCTGACTTCCCTTCAGGTGAGAATGATGACCTTGTTGATGCTACAACATTAGCGTTAGCTAGGTTTAGAGAAGGTGGTTTTTTACAATTAACGAGTGACTATTTTGAGGAAGAAGAGTATTATGATGGGGAAAGGGTTTATTATTAATCAAAATCATACTATGATTTATCAACATGGCTATTGAAAAACAAGCAATTTCGGCAGTTCCTAATAATCAAGAAGCAGTTGAACTTGAAATCATGGAACAACCTGAAGAAGAAACTGAACTTTTTGTTCAACCTGACGGTTCTATTATTCGTGGAAGCGACATGGAAGACGAGACGCCTTCTAAGTTTGGAGAAAACTTAGCAGAGCAATTAGAAGACAACGAATTAAGCACAATAGCTACAGAATTAGTCGGCTCTTTTGAAGATGATTTAGATTCTAGAAATGATTGGTTCACAACATACACCGAAGGATTAGATTTATTAGGAATAAATTCCGATTCTAGGTCACAACCTTTTGTTGGTGCTTCAGGAGTTCATCACCCGATACTCGCAGAAGCCGTAACTCAATTCCAAGCACAAGCATACAAAGAAATGCTACCCGCAGGTGGACCTGTCGATACAGAAGTTTTAGGAATGACTGATGATGCTAAATTAGAAAAAGCAAATCGTGTTAAAAACTTCATGAATTATCAAATAACTTATAAAATGGAAGAGTATGACCCAGAAATGGACCAGCTTTTATTTTATTTACCGTTATCAGGTTCAGCATTTAAAAAGATTTACTATGACCCTTCTTTCGGACGTGCAGTAGCACGTTTTGTTAAATCAGAAGACTTAGTTGTTCCTTATTACGCAGTAGATTTATTAACTTCTCCTAGAATTACACACGTAATTCACATGAATGAAAACGAATTACGTAAACTACAGCTGTCTGGTTTCTATAAAGACACCGAAATGATGAGTCCAGGAGGCGGAGTAGACAATACTGAAGTAGATGATAAGATTGAAGAACTTCAAGGACTAACTAGAACTATAAGTGATGAAGAATTTACTCTTTTAGAGATGCATGTCGACCTAGATTTAGAAGGATACCAAGATACAGACGAAAATGGAGAAGAAACAGGTGTAGCATTGCCTTATGTAGTAACTATTTGCAAAGATAACAACAAAGTTCTCGCAATTAGGCAAAATTACAAAGAAAATGACCCCATGAAGAAGAAAATAGAGCATTTTACGCACTATAAATTTCTTCCAGGACTAGGTTTTTACGGTTTTGGCTTAATTCACATGATGGGCGGCTTAACTAAGTCAGTTACAGCTATTTTACGCCAATTAATAGACGCAGGAACACTTTCTAACCTTCCAGCAGGGTTTAAATCACGAGGTTTAAATATTCAACGTCATGATGACCCATTACAACCAGGAGAATGGAGAGATGTAGACGCTCCAGGAGGAAGATTACAAGATGCTTTCCTTCCGCTACCTTATAAAGAACCAAGCGGTACTTTAGCTACGTTATTAGGAGCATTAGTTGATTCTGGTAAAAGATTTGCGGCTACTGTAGAAAACCCAACAGGGGATGGTAACTCTGAAGCTCCTGTAGGGACAACAGTCGCTTTGATGGAAAAAGGACAAAGAGTTATGTCCGCAATCCATAAAAGACTACATTACGCACAAAGAACTGAGTTTAAAATATTAAAAAGAGTGTTTGGTGAGTTTTTACCTGCTGAATATCCCTATCAAGTACAAGGTGGCTCAGAAAACGTATTTAAACAAGATTTTGATAATTCTGTAGATGTTATTCCTGTAAGTGACCCAAATATTTTCAGTATGACCCAAAGAATTACTTTAGCTCAAACACAGCTACAAATGGCACAAGCAGCACCTGATTTACATGATTTAAGAGCTTCTTACCGAAAAATGTATATAGCTTTGAATATTAAAGATATAGACTCATTATTACCTCCAGAACAAGAAGTACCACCACGTGACCCTATTAGTGAACAACAATCAGCAATGACAGGTAATCCTATAAAAGCTTATCCGTTCCAAAATCATGAAGCGTACATACAAGCTCATTCTTCGTTTATGCAAAACCCTATGGTACAACAAAATCCTATAGCGATTCAATCCATAGGTGCAAATATACAAGAACACCAGTCTATGTTATATAGACAACAAATAGAACAAGCTATGGGTCAACCTTTACCACAACTAGAAGACGGACAAATGCCTCCAGAAGTTATGAACGAAATAGCTATGATGGCGGCACAAGCAACACAACAAGTTACAGGTCAAGCACAAGCAATGGCACAAGCCGCAGCACAGGCACAACAAAACCCACAAATGGAAATGTTCCAGCAACAACTACAGTTAGAAAAAGAACAACTAATGCAAAAAGCAGAAGATGATGCAAGAGATGCACAACTTTCTGGAATGAAAGCAGAACTAGACGCACAAATCAAACGTGAAAAAATAGAAGCCGATTTAAAAGTACAAGATACTAAGTCTGCTATAGAATTACAAGAATTAGAGTTGAAAGCAAAAGCTGATGCTGATAAGAACTACAACGAACTAGTAAAAACAGTTCGTGATAGTAGACAATAAAATGGAGAAAAATAATGCGTGAATATTACGACGACAAAATGAAAAAGTATCCGTCGCCTTCTAAAAAGGCTAACAGAGCTGCTCCTAGTGAACCTAAAATGGTTGACAACACTAGAACAGAGTCTGTTAAAGCAGGTGAGTGCTTAGACAAGCCAGAAGAGGCTAAAGTCAAAGCGGCTTACGGACAAACAAAAGGACTTCTTTGGTATAGGTCAGTTAAATAAGTGGACTATATCATGGCTACGGAGCATTTGCTCCGTAAATATCGTGAGAGAAAAGAAGCTCTTACGCAAACGTTAGCTGCTGGAAGTATGAG